ATCATATATTGGTTAAAATCTTTTAAACCATTAAGTTGTGCACAATAGTACACGACAAAATGGTGAGTTAGAGTAAAAACTGCCCAAGAAGAATAGGTACCCATAGGTTGACCTGTAGCATAAGATACTACAGATTCATCCGGAGTTATAAAAGTTCTATTACTTAAAATAGAATTTCAACTTTCAGCCATTTTCATATTGAAAATACGAGCTAAAAGTCTCTTTTGTAACTTAATGGGAAATCTATCCGTTGCTGAGCTTAAGTCTAATGATCAAAACTGTTCTTGATTAGTGTAGTCTCATTTATGCAAAGGATTTTGGGTAAAAGTTCTATCTGAACCGAATTTACTTAATAGAAATAAAATTCTATCATGTATAGGTTTCAGATAAAGCTGAGTATAATAGTCAGAAATGGCTATTAATCTCAATTTTGCCTCAGGATCCTTTATAAAGGAAATTTTTCCTTTATAAGGAAAATATATATCACCTTTTTTTAAAGGTTTTATCATATTTTCAAATGCATAAGTATATGACGCACAGAAAAAGTCCTGTCCAGCCTTATCAGTAATATTCAAAATATTTTGCATCTCATCATAATTATACAATAATAATGATTGATGAGCAGTTGAAGTAGCTGGTCCGTGAGGACCTGCTTTACAACTTAAATATATTGAATTATTACTAAAAGAAGGTTGTTCCGAATATAAATTAAATTCTTTACAGAATTTATTCAGATAACCAGAAGGAATTATATAATTACCTTTTGGCTTATCTGTAATAGATTTATAATCAGGAACAACTTTAAGTCAATCATTTTTGTTTAATTCTCAACCTCGAGAGAAGTTAAGAATTGTGAAAACAAATTTAAGATTACTTATGGAAGGAGAATCAACGAATGGTTTAAGAAACATTAGTTTCTTAGGTCAACCATCTTTAGTTAAACCAATACTCATATTATTATGAGTAAGAGGATGTCCACAAATGTACCTTGTACAATGTAGACGCATTTGTTTATAATATTTAATAGTATAAACAATACCTCAATTATTAATTCAAAAATTAATTTGATTAATAAAGGGTCTAAAGAAGGTTGAACTGTTAATAGTTGGAAAACATATTGATATTAATCTTTTAAAA